TGCGCGATCAGTGCAGCCATATCGGCAGCGAACTGTTCGGCCTTAGCTGCACCTGCCCTGACAGTCAGGGCGTGACAGCAGCTGTACCCCTGCTCGGACACGCGGGTTTCGATCTCTTCGACCGTGGGGTCGATCTGCTCACGCAGTGCGTGAAGGATGATGAGGGCGGTGGTGCTGTTACGAGTCATGTCTTTCTCCGAAACTAGGTTAGTGATCACTAGCCTGCAGGGCGAATTCCCTACCGACTAAAAACCATTATAACACAAAGGTTTCTATGTGTCAAACTTTATGAGGATGTGAGTGGGTGTGGGCAGGTGTGGGAAGGCGTGAAGGTTCGTGATGTTCCGTTAGTGTAGCGCGGTAAGTTATTGAAAACACATATCGCGCTCGGTTTGAGGGAAACGGCAATTTTGTAATGTTCCGGCCTGACCCCGGGTTTGAGGCACCGAACATTGCAGCCAGCAGCCGCCGCTTGGGGCACCCCTTTTTAGATCCTCAGTCTTTTCTCAAAGGGTACGAACATTAGAACACTATACTATTTACTACTATTTACTACAGTTTGATATATAGCTTTTGATAGAGTTTGATATCAAGAGCTAGCGTAGCTAGCATCTAAATAATGTACCGTAATGTTCTTGACAAACCGAACATTCCGAACAATCACAGAACATTGCACGAAAATGAGGCAGTGCCTACCTAGGGTAAACCCTACCTAGGGTAAACCCGAATTGTAGGGATTTAGAACAATAGATTTCAGAACAGTCCGAACACTAGGTTTCTAGAACATCAGTACACAGAACATTAGAACAATGAACATTCCGAACACGAACATTACCCACGACCCGAACAAGAACACTAGAACAAAGTCTGAAAAGAACATTGGTCGTAACAGTGTTTCGGGCATTTCGCGCCCCTCGCCGCTGCTCTGAGAACTGGTTTCTGGGTGCTGAAATGGTTGTAACTTTGTTACGGGCAATTTGGTCCGCTGGTTACGCGCTGCGCGTCTGTGTGGGTGCCGAGCCCCTCGCCGCTGCTCTGAGAACTGGTTTCTATGCCCCAGGCGGGGCGGTGGTGGTTTGACCGAGTAGGGACGAAAAAAAGCCCCGCCGAAGCGGGGCTTTGTAGGGTGAGGGCTTACTGGGTGAGGGTTACCCGGGTGGCCAGGGCCTTGGCCTTTTTGGCTCGATTCACTGCGGCGCTGATTACGCCGAACTCTTCTGTCCAGTCGAACTTAGGGTCTTGCTTGGTCTGGTCGATACCCTGCAAGAACAGCAGAACCGGACCGAGAAGTTCCAGGTACTTCTCTTCAAGGCCAAGCACAACCTTGGTCTTCTTGGTATTGCCAGATTCCAGAGCCTTGAGTTGCTCAATCAATCGGGCCATGTAAGTCCGAATCGTGCTGTTGCGTGCGGCGGTGATTTGCCTACGCTCTTCACTCATCATCTTCCAGTGAATGGATTTCCTGTCATGCGATGCCCTGATATCAGCCACGGCGCTAATCTTGATCCCTTCTGCGGTCTCGGCTGCAACGTAGTTCCCATATCGGCACACAGTCACAAGGTCTTCGACCTCGGCCCGGGTTTCGGCGACTTCATCTTTCCCGGACAACATGCTGGCCTTGATGCCGCGACCATGCAACAAATCCGCAAGGATCGACCACATGGACACGGCGGCATCGTTAGCTTTCATTGCCAAACCGACGGTCTGGACGATCTCGGGGTCACTGGCAAGTTGATACTTGCCGAGGGTGAACCCCTCAGTCCCTGGAACCCAAATGTCGTCGGCAGGCTGCGCCTTGGCCTGAGCGTTCACCAGAACCTCGGCAGCGAGGGCAACGGCGCCTTTGGGCGCATTCTTCAGAGTAGCCATGATTGATCCTTTCAATCAATCGACCATGTTGCACCAGGGTAACCCTGATACGTGACGTCGTGGTCGGTGACGCCATGGGTCGAACTATAGCGTGGTGACATGTTTACGCAAGGGATAGCACGAATTGATCGCAACAGTGTGGCAGGCAATTACCCACCCGTACCCAGCCCCCCTAAATACTGTTTGGTACCATCGCCGCTGTATGTGCTACTAATTTGCGCCCGCAAAGCCCAACTTTTACGTTCGGCCCAGCAAACCTCGTAATTTTTTGTTTACACGTGGTTAGGTACCCCCTCGTATATAAAAACACCCCCCGGTAGGAGTCCCAACCTCCTTGCGTTTTCAATTTTTTATGGTATGTTCCACGTTACGCTTGGTTCCATGCCGAGTTGCGAACAAACATGTCAGACACGTCTGAATTGGTCATCACGCCGGATCTCGGGGTTATCGTTCCCCCTGAGGGGATGCCTCATGCCACGTTGCGTGAGCGTGCTTCTGCCGCCTGCCGCACCTTAAGGGTGCTTACAGACCACGGGTTAGACCCCGAAATGCTTGCTCCAACGCCGGATGACGACAAAGTTGTCGGTGATTTGATGCACGCGTTCGCTGCAGATGAGGATACGACCAACCGAATGGTCAACACGGCCAAGTTTTCGTCTCTACGACCTGCTGTTATCTTACAGTTGGACGAGTCACTGCAGGAATTCAGCCACGCCGTGGTGAAAAACGCGGTACAGGTGCGTCAATTCGTCACCAACAAGCTGCTTTTGGAGTCCTCAAACCCCGATCCACGTGTGCGTATACGTGCGTTGGAGCTGTTGGGCAAGATTTCTGACGTCGGGCTCTTCACAGAACGCTCAGAAGTGACAGTTACCCACCGTTCGACAGACGATTTGAAGCAATCGTTGCGTGAAAAGCTCGATGCGTTGCGGTCCAAAGCGTTAAAAAGTGATGCAGAAGACGTAAACGTCGTTGATTCCGACGCTCCGCTGGTTGTAGACCTTGACGCAGAGCTTGGAGAGCTGAATTGACACCTGCAGTAGCTGCGGATACGTTTGACGACCTGTCAGACGAGGATATTGACCTTCTGGTTGCCAATATCGAGCAGTTTGACTCGTCGGAGCAGCAAGAAATCCTGCAAATTACCGAAGCCTTGGCTTCCAGGCGTCAAGCCCAGCACTGTCGGGACGACCTGATTGAGTTCTGCAAGCACATCCAACCGGATTACAAGGTCGGTAAGCACCACCGTATACTGGCTGACATGCTGATGGCGATTGCCGAAGGCGATAAAGACCGTGTGTGCGTGAACATCCCGCCTCGGCATGGCAAGAGCCAGCTCGTGTCGATTTATTTCCCCGCGTGGTTCATCGGTAAGTACCCCACCAAGAAGGTGTTGATGGTCTCGCACACGTCAGATCTTGCGGTGGACTTCGGGCGCAAGGTGCGTAACATCATCGACACCGACGCGTACAAACAAGTTTATCCTACGGTGTTCCTGGCGCAAGACAGCAAGTCAGCGGGTCGGTGGAATACAAACGTCGGGGGTGAGTACTACGCCTGCGGCGTAGGTTCGGCGTTGGCTGGTCGGGGTGCCGACCTGTTGCTGGTAGACGACCCTCACAATGAGCAGGACATCATCAACGGTAACTTTGAGGTGTTCGACAAGGCGTATGAGTGGTTCACATACGGTGCGCGTACGCGTCTGATGCCTGGGGGTAGGGTTGCCATCATCCAGACAAGGTGGCACCTGAGCGACCTGACGGGGCGCGTGACTAGGGACATGGCCCAGAACCCTGAGTCTGACCAGTATGAGGTGGTGGAGTTCCCGGCCCTGTTCGACCGCCCAGATGGCTCCCAGAGGGCTTTGTGGCCCGAGTTCTATGACGTGCCTGCACTGCTGCGGACTAAGGCGTCTATGCCGCTGTTCCAGTGGAACGCGCAGTTTCAGCAGAACCCGACCGCCGAAGAGGCGTCGGTCATCAAGCGGGAGTGGTGGCAGGAGTGGACATCCGATACCCCACCGCCATGTGAGTACGTGATCATGTCCCTGGACGCGGCTGCCGAGTCCCATAACCGTGCGGACTTCACTGCGTTGACGACGTGGGGCGTCTTCATGAACGACGAGCAGGGGTGCCACAACATCATCTTGCTCAACAGCATCAAGAAACGCCTGGAGTTCCCGGAGTTGAAGCGATTGGCGATGGAGGAGTACAAGGAGTGGGAGCCTGACTCGTTTATCGTGGAGAAGAAGTCCAGCGGCACGGCGCTGTATCAAGAGATGCGGCGCTCTGGGCTACCCGTGCAGGAATACACCCCGCAC